GGTAAGAGTTTCTACAGAACTTGAGTGTGATCCATTTAAAGTTGTTGATTCTATTTCGTCTTCTTGATTAGCATATTCTTTTTGAATATATTCATTGTAATTAAGTGCAGTTAAATTATTACCAGAGTTACCAATATCATCATCTTTTTTAATTCTTGCAGTATTATAGTCTACTGATTTAGTGCTTGTAGGTAAACTATACCTTACTACACCTGGAGTTAATGTAGAGCTATTAGAGGCGTGATTAAAAGAATAACCAAACTCTCTTTGATTTATATATCTAATAGCTTGATTAACAGCATTTTGACATTGTACTTGAACTCCTCTAGCACTAGCAAATGTAGTAGATGTAAGCACTACTTCATTCATGCGTGTGATAACATCGTTAGTTAATGAGAGAAATGTCAAAGCCATATTGTTTCCTTTAGATAAGCTAAGAGGGCCAACCTAAGTCAGCCCCCAAAGTTATTTTATATTAAGTCACGTTGTGCGACTGCAGCTTCTGTCTGTGCAGCAGAAACATCTACAACTACTGCATAGACACGTAAGCGTCCAGTTGCAGCAGCAGCACCTGCGACTGTAACATCAATGGTATCTGCAGCACCCACAAGAGCCAAAGACTCTGCGGCATACGTAGAAGCAGCACCTGTATTAACAACGTTAGCTTCACCGTTAGTACCTTTTGCAAGGTATGTACCTGCTGCAGCATCTAGTGCTGCACCATCAATGATGTCATCTCCACCACCAAAGTCAATATTACAAGTACAACTTGCAGTAAAAGACTTCATAATTTCAGCACCTGCAGCAATCACAATGGATTCAGCAGGAACTTCTAGTAGTTGAAAAACGTCACCGTCTGCAATAGTAGCACCTGCAGTAATCATAGCATCAATATCTAAGATTGCCTCCATAGTGCGTACTGTATTTCCTATTACAGTTGGAACTGCAAGAACGTCTGCACCAACACCTGCAGTAGAAGCGAGAGTCATATCAAAAGTAGCCATAAGTTATATCCTCCCTTACGCTGCGTTATAACGAGCAGTTACGATTGCTTCAGGACGAAGAATCTTTCTGCCGTATAAATGCATACCACGAACAATGTCAGCAAAGCTGTCTTGATCACGATATGTTTCTGTCTTATTGATCTGCTCTGCAGTTGCAACAGCAGAATCATGTCCTGCAACAATAACTCCCAAATTAGTTAATTGGTTAGCTGTGCCTGTTGTTCCAGGTCCAGTGCCAAGGGCAGGTAGATTGGAAGATGTATAGACACGGAAACCGTGAAAGTTATTGATGTTTAGACCATTACGTAGTCCACCTGATTCACCGAAGTCAGCGTTCATAAAACGTGAGTCTTCATCAGCTAGGATTTCCATGAATACGGGATCTACTACAAGCCATCGACCTTGTGAGTCAACTTGCTGTTGGTCTAGCAAACGTTTCATGCGTGATATAATCATCGCAGGAGAAACAGTTGCTGTTGGTAGTGCTGTTGCACCTGGTAGACGTGCTGCTACAGGAATTGAGTGAGTAGCTGCAGATGACGTTGTAATGTTTCCAAAGTCACCTTTATGAAGCTGCATTGAAGAAAGCAGTTCATTTGAACCTGCAGTAGACACAGCTTTAGTACCATTAACAGTTGAGTTAAGAGCATCAGCTTGGCTATGCAAAGAACTTTGTGCGTAACCAGACATGTACCCAAGAACTTCTTGGTCATACTGATCAGCCAAACGATATGCAGCACGGTTGCTTGCTAAATCCATGAAGTTTACGTGTGAGTGCGCTTCCTCAATATCGTCCATCTTAAAAGCATAGTAGTTAGCTTTATCAATAACGAGTGAGAAATCTTCATCTTCAAGGTCTTGTGCTGTAACCTGTGTACCTCTGGCATACTGCGAGACAGAAATTTCAGGTTCTTTGATAATTTTCACTGTATCACCTTGGGCAGAAATCTCCCCAAAATAATCAGAGTTAGTTATATCTCCTACTACAGTAGACTTGCGGAAAGCAAGCTGTACCTGTTTGGAGTAGATTACAGGACTAAAATTACCATTAGGTAAATTGCCGTAACCTGTTGCGGTTGTAAAAGCCATAATAGTTCCTCCTATAAAGTTTAGGCTTAATTGTAAGCTAAACATTATCACATAGAGGCTGTACGTTTTCTAGGGTGCATATTATTATTAGTTGGCCTACCAATAATTTTATGGGCCTATACTTGAACAGGTAAGTCTTACGTATTGTTTAGTCTATCGAATATTGTATTACATTATCAGGTAGGCTTAAATGCGGCTAATAATGATTGTACATATAGTTATACCATATAAATTTTATTTGTCAATGGTATTTTATCGTGCAGAACCAGACATATCATAAATAAATTTGCCAGTTCTTATTGCTTCCATAATCGCATCGGAAGCCTTTTCGTATTGTTGCGTTGACATTTTTGCAACTTGCGATTCTCTAAATGCACCATCGTTATCATTTGTATTAGGTTCACTACGACTGGTGCGGCTGTTTACTGAACGTGCAGCATCTTTATTGCTTGCAGGTTTTTTTGTGGTAATGTTCATGTCTGCTTTGTACAAATCAATTGCACGACTTGCAGAACGAGCATCTGTATCATTTTCATATAAAGCTTCTTGAACCCACTTAGGTTGTTCTTCTGCCCAGTTATGAAAGTCATCACTGTCTCGTATATCACTAAAGTCAGGATGAATCTTTAAAAGTTCTACTTCTGCTTTTTCACGAGATGCTGTAGCTCTCATCTCATCTATTTCTTTTACACGGCTCTCTAAACCTTCTGATTGCTCTCGTGCTTTTTTAATTGCAATAGTTTCTACAATAGCTGCTACATCAGGATACTTAGTTGCCCATGCATCAATATCTTCATCAGACTTAGGTAACTTAATTTCACTTTTAGTAGACTCAGTTAGCTGTTGTTCTAATGCCTTGATACGTTCTTCATAATCTTTATCTTTTTTTTGTTGGTGTCTACGTAGATCACCATAACGTTTCTTAAAACTTTTTTCTTCTGCATTAACAGGTTCAGCTTCTTGTGCCTCTACCTCTGGTGCTTCTTCTTTATCTTCAAGTAACTCTTTTAGTTCTTTTTCATCTTGTTCTATACGATCTGAGTTAGCACTTTTTCTATCTACAAATGCAACCTTTTTGGGAGAGGTTACTTCTCCTGCCATAGCTGTAGTATTCATTATACTTCTTTCTTTCTAGGGCCACCGTAGCCATGTTGGATGGGGGATGGGTAGCTAGTCTAATGTGGGTTATATTATTATATGTAGGTTAACCCACTATACCTTACATATTATCTGCCGCCTTGACCTCTAAATGTTTGCTTTCCAGATTTATAATCTTTAACTCTATCTTTTGATTTATTTCTACTTTTATCTCTATTAGCCTTTTGATATTTTTTACGTTTATCTCTAGCTGCTTTTGCTGCGGCTTCTTTTCTTTGTTCTTCTATTAAATCTTCTTGTGTTCTGTCCTGATTAGTTATTCCTCCAACCATATCAGTTTGTACTGATGGTTGAGCAGCACCTGCACCCATTCCACTTAAATCTATTTGCCCCATATCTGGACGTCCAAAACGATCTGATTGTTCTTGATATGGGTCATCACCACTTATTCCGCTAGGAAATGCAGCTTTAGTTTGTGTGTCTAAAGCTTTTACCTCGCCACTAGTAATCTTAGCTTTTTTACTTTTTTTAGAACCAAACATTTCTTTTGCTTGTATTTCATCAAACTTAGATAAACCACTAACTGATTTACCTTCTGCATAGTCTTTCATTTTATTTAATCTATTATTAGTTATCTCATAATGTTCTGCAACTCTTGCGTTACCTGACTTAACTGCATTATCATATGCTCTTGCTTCATTATCTGTTAAGAGATTTTTAGCACCTGATACTGTAGATAATGGCGAATCTGAAGGATCATATAAACGGTCATATGTTTCTGATGTTTCATCCATTTCAGTAAATAAACCAGATAACGAACCTTTTAGATTTTCAAGAAAACCTGCTTCTATTTCAGGTATTTTAATTCCTTGTTCAGTCATTAGTTTTTCTAATTGTTTACCATATAATTGAGTAAAACCTCTTCCTACAAGACCTGCAGGATTAAGTATTCCTAAACCTGTCATTAAAGCTTTTGTTTTTTCATTTTGTAAATATAAATCTACGAGGTCTTTTTCTGCTTCTTTTTTATTGCCTTCGTTAAATTTAGTTTTTATAATTTCTAATTTATTACCACCTTGATCTCTTACTATATCTTCTAAACGTCTTTTAGTAGCACTATTATCATCCCTAACCATAGTAGTTTCGACAGAGGTACTTAATAAATCATCAGTGACTGCATCCTCTGCTTCTTTATAATCTGTAACAAGTATAAATCCATCAGGTATACTATTAGGATCTATGGGCTCACCATCATAGTGCATAAAAAATCTACGTTCCCCAGTTTCAGGATTAATATATTCTACATTTTTAGTTACATCTCCTGCAGTCTTAAAAAAATCATCATCTGCTGTTCCTGAAGGAGTTGCAGGAATTGTAGGTACAGGTGTCGTAGGTGTACTTGGTGTAAAATTTGGAGTTGGTTGACCTATAAATGTAGGAATAAATCCACTTGCAGGTGCAGATGTTGGTGTCGGGGGAGCTACAGAACTTGGGGGTACAGCAGGTGCAGCAGGTAATGTTTGACCTTGATATACAGAAGGTTGAGTGCCACTTATACCTGTAGCAAACGTACCTTGATTAGCGTATACCATACCACCACCATACATTTCTTTTGGTTCAGCTTCTTCAGGTCTACCAAGAATAACAAGGTCAGCAGGTCCAAATGGTAAATCGTCAGGCATAGTAGCTTCTTCACTATTACCCATCTGACCCATAGCTTCCATTTGTTTAAGGCCCATTTTAGCTTCTTGTCGTTGTTGCATTAGTTTTTCTAAACCAATAAAACGTGTTACGTCAGCAGGAAAAACAAACTCACCTTCACTTAACATGGCAGGTATATCGTCACGTACTTCTTTTTTAGTAGAGCCAATAGGTACGTCA